TTGCAGTTGGGGTGTAGGCATCTTTTGAAGTGCCGCTTGAACTTGAGGCCCATTGGGTGGGAATGGAGTCGGCATTTTTACCCCCTACAGCTTTGAATAATCAACAGCATCAAACCCATCACCAGCACCACCCTTGATATATGCCTGTGGTCTTAATACAGCTACCTCATCTGCCATAACGCCAATTTGCACAGGCCCGCCAGACTTGTAACGATAGCTATAAATCTTCAATCCATCGTCAAACATACCGATTGGTTTAATATCAGTTTTTAAACGGCGGTCACTGGTTGTGTCTTTCTTTTCAGGTGGGAACAAAAGTTGGCCCCCGCCCATTGCCCCAAAAAGGGCTAGAAGTTCTGGGCTTGTGCCCGGTGCCCCTGCGCTTGTGGGCAACCCTGTTAAAAGACCTTGAGCATACATCAATTCACGGTAAGGATCTAGGTATTCGTTACGCTCTTGCTGGTACTCAAAAGCGCGTGTTGCTTCTGCGGCACGGTTTGCTTCTTGAAGCTGTTGCAGTGCAAGACTCGCCGCAAACTGATCTCCCCGCGCAGCGGCTTCTTCTGCACGTTGCCGTAGTTCGTTAGCTTGTTGTTGGTATTGAGCAGAAGCCTTTGCTGTGTCTAACCCATATTGAGCAGCAAACTGTCGAGAGCGTTCAGACAGTTCAGAGCCCTGTAGCCCCAACCGCCCTGCTGTTTCTGCGGCGCTTAAAGCTTGCCTACCAGCTTCCTGACGAGCAGTTTCTTGAGCTTTCTGGGCGTCTAATTTTCTTCCTTGCTCAGCTTCAAACGCACGAAACGCAGCATCATAAGCATCTTTTTGCCCCTTACCGTAAATATCTCCTATTTGCCGTGCAAGGTTGCGACCACGTTCGGATTCCGCTAAAACACTTCGCGCCCCACCAAAAGCCCCCGCTTGTGCAAATTTTGCAGCTTCGGTAAGCCCCGCAAGGCCAGATTGTCTTTTGGCTTCCGTTACTTGAGGATCTGTAACTGCTGTTGCATATGGATTTGTAAATCGTGTTATTGCGTTTGGGTCGAATGATTCTGTAGTTATGCCTGTGCCCGGAGTTGCAGTTGTACCTGCGCCCGGAGTTGCAGTTGTACCTGCGCCCGGAGTTGTAGTTGTACCCGGAGCTTTATAGGTGTCCGGGGCAGAGTAGCCAGAACTGTAAGTCGATTGTTGATAATTTCCTGTTGGCGTAGTAAATGGATTGGGGGCGTTATCGGTTACACCTCCTGCTTGAAGATTAAGAATTCCACCCGTAGCTTTTGCCAGTTCAAACCCTGCTGCTTTTTTAAATTCATCTGGAGATACATCAAAATAGCGTGCTGCTGCGTTAAAGTATGCCGGTTGGTCTTTAGGATCTACTCCACCTTTATCAACGGGTCTTTGCGCGTTAGCTACAAACGATTTAATTTCTGCGTCTGAAAATTTTCGTGCAGGGGAAGCAGCAGAAAACTGCCTTGGTTTAAAAGCCGGTAGGGTGTTTGGAGCCGTACCGCTCATGGTAGCTAATTGGTTTGCAAGGCTTGTTATTTTGTCCCCTGTTGTCTTACCGAAGGCTTCGCCAAATCTACGGGCTTTTATGGGTTTGCCTTCAGGGTCTTTAGCATCTCTCAACCCAAGCAACCCCGACGCTCTGCTTAAAATTTGCCCAACAAATGGCGCATAAAAGTCACGAAGCCCCGTGTACCCCTTGAAAGCCACCCCCGGAGCGCCTACGAGGTCTTTGCCTAATTTTGCACCTTCCGGGTTTAACAACTCTTTTAAGTTACTAAAATTGGTAGTAATATCTGCGGGACCAAGATCAAGAAAACTTTCTATTTGGGCTGAAGTTTTTTGGTCGTTTTTGTTTTTTGAATCGGCATTCCATTGTTGAGTTATCAAACTTGCAAGGGCTTTTTTATCAAGCCCAAGGGCAGAGCCGAAGTTGTTAAGCTGCTTCGCCCTTGTTTTGTCCCAATCTTGTTGTGACACATTAGCCGGTACAGGCGCATTAAAAATGTTAAGTAAATAACCGTAAATTTCGTTTCCTTGATTTTGTTTTTGTTGAACGATTGGCGCTGAACGCGTTGGACGACCTAGTTTTTCTGCAAGAAGATTTCTGCTATTTAAAATTGAGCTATATTCATCTGACCCAGAAGTTAAAGTATTTAACCTGTTGTCTAAATTGAATAATTCTGTCAATTCTGAATATCGATCTTGTAAATTACTGTGTTGCTTTTGTAGGTTTGTAAGGGTATCGTTGCCTCCAGCACCTTTTAGAGTATCGTTGCCTCCAGCACCTATAAGAGTACTCTTGTCTATACCACCTTTTAGAGTATCGTTGCCTCCAGCACCTTGTAGAGTAGCGTTGCCTCCAGCACCTGTAAGAGTGCTTATACCACCTGTAGGCGGAGGACGGTAAGCATCAATATTGCCTACGCCATGTTGATCTGCTATTTGTTGAATTTCTGCATGACTTTTACCTTGCCCTACAAGATCATTGTAGATTTGTTGAAGTTGTTGTGGGTTATAAGTAGGTGGGGGAGGTGGAGGAGGTGTAGGACGGTAAGCATCAATATTGCCTACGCCATGTTGATCTGCTATTTGTTGAATTTCTGCATGACTTTTACCTTGCCCTACAAGATCATTGTAGATTTGTTGAAGTTGTTGTGGGTTATAGCTCATAATTTACCCCAGCATAAACTTATTTGGGTCAATCTCTATGCCCTGCTTTGTCGTACCTGTGCGGGCGTCTCGAATCCGGTCCATCATTTCGTACAATCGTTTTGCGCCAGCGTTAGAATTTCCGTTACCTAAGTGGCTGACCACGTCGGCAGGGATCACAAACTCGCCGTCGGACAACGCAGCAGGCCTTTGATTCTCGATGTTTGCAGGGATCTCATCTGCCATACCATCGGTTCCACCTGCAAAGTAACGCGCAACACCGCCTTCGGCGTACCCTTGCTCCTGTCCCAGATACTCCATAAGGTATCCTTCAAACTTTCTTTGATGTTCTGGGTCCGTCATAACGCGTTGCGCAGTTGCAATTGGATCTACGTCGTCCACCATCGACATCAACCCGCCTTGTGCAGCGGACCGGAAAGAGACCCCTCCGTCTGCGCCTCGTACCGCTCTTACCCCCGCTATATCAAGTTTTGCGCCCTTTGCCTCTTCTCTTGCTTGTTTGGCATCGTCATAGGCTAGTTTGGCCATTGCCATCATAGTAGCATATTTTAATGCATCACCCCCACTTATTCCGGTGAGGTTTTTGAAAGCATCACCTAGTTTTGATAAAATTCCTTTATTACCGCTAGCAGCATCACTTCCTATTTTATTAAGCTGCTCTGTTGTATACCCCGCCGCAGTGATATCCCCCGCACCAAGAGGTATTTTCCCCGCCTCGGCTATAGCTGTATCAGCCAAAGTTGTATCAGACCCAAACAGATTTTGTAATAGCTCCCCAGTGGCGTTATCCCCCGTTTGAGTTACATAACTATTAATAATAGAGTTAAGTTCTTCTGGCTTATATAAGTGTTTAATCTGTAGTAAAGCTTCGGCAGAAAGGTCATCATAGCCTTGACGATTATCACCAATTAACGTAGTTTGCGCCGCTTTTTGAAAAGGGTCTTGGATTGTTGAGTTTATATTATCAAAAACAGTTGGGTCTAATTGCGTATAATACTTAAAAAGTCGATCTGCACTATCTCCAGATACTGCTGTTGCGGCAGGGCCAACATCAAAAGAACCTCTAGTGTAAAACCCGGCATCTAAATCTTCGTAATCCATACTCATCTCCTACGACCTGCGTCGAGCCATCGACGTAGCAAAATTTAAAAAATTCCTCAGCCCCGCTTGCTGTTTAGCATTAAACCCAGACGCTTGACCGACTTGACCCAATCCGTAGTTAATCGCAGCATTCTGTGCTGCGGATGCCAGATCAAACGGCTGCCTCGAAATAACTGACCTAATCCCTTCAGTGACTACCCCCCGCACAGGGGCAGGAAGTTGGTTTATTCCTGCCTTATCCATACCGATGCCGATGCCTGTGTTGAGCGCTGAGCCCAAAACTCCTTGGCCTATGTTCTTACCACCTGCTGCTGCGGACAACCCCCCGATACCACCACTTGTAGCGATCTTTGCAAGCTCGGGCGATAGTCCTGCTTGAGTTAACGTCTGGATTACTGGCCCTGCTACAACAGGAGCCGCACCACCTACAAAACCTGAGGTAAACCCCTTGCCAAACTTCCCACCTGCAAGAGAAGAAAGCCCGCCTTGAAATGTGCCCTGTACAAGCCCTGATGCAAGCGCATTTGCTGCGGTGGTGCCAAGACCTGCACCTGCAAGCGCCCCAGCTAATCCACTACCTGCGGTTCCTGCTGCTCCTGCTGCTCCTGCTGCTCCTGCTGTCCCAACCAACGGCCCCAAGGCAAAAGGCGCAAACATAGACGCCGCCATAAGGGCCATCTTTTTGTCACTTGTATCAAAACCTGTAGTATAAAATTTAGGTTTCCCATCTTTGCCAAAATCTAAGTTATATCTTGTGCCCCCCTTACCTTCAAAAGCTACGCCAAGATCTATTTCTTTACCGCTTGGGCTTACATTCGCACTTCTTGTTTGATAATACCCGTCTCCCGCGTCAGTAGTAGGATGAAACTCAGATATTTCCCCTTTTTTAAGTTGACCAATGTCGGTTACTCCGGCGTTAGCAAGCCCCCGCGCCATGTCAAGAACAACCATTTGCGCAGCAGTTGGCGCTCCCCCAAAAAATTTTGTTGCTTCTTTTGAATTAAACCCTATGTTTGTGCTATCGGTTACCTTAGTGTTAAACACATCGCCCGAACTTCTTTTTACATCAACATTCGGCGCAATTTGTGTGTACAGCTTTTTTAAAGTGTCAACGTCAAACGATTTGCCATCGGCATCTTTTATTTGAGTAGTCATTATGCTACCCCCGATACAAAAGTTACTGCTGCAATAACTGAAGGTATTTCTGGCCTCGTCGGAGAAGTTCCGGCAGCATACGCTTCAATTCGTGCATCTAAATCCGTAGTTCTCCATACCAGTTGCACGTAGTCATTTGCTACAAGATCAAGGAGAAGGTTCACCGTTCCTACCGTATGAAAAGGATCGCTCGGTCCCTTGCGCGCCGCCAAGCCAAACCTTGTGTTTGAATTTGCCACATCTGTATCATTAATCCGAAACCATACATCAACATCTTGTGGAGCGCTATCATCATTTGCTAGTTGCACCCGAAACTGCACACTATATACACCATTTTGCCCCACCGTAATCTTACTATCGCTTTTGACCGCTACGCCATTGCTTAGCGAAGTAGAATTCAACGTAATTGGGTAAGCCACCGTTGTACTTGCCGCTGTCTGATCTGTCGTATCATAAAACGACCCGTAGGGGAGTTGAAGGTACTGCCCTCCTGAACGTCCTAAAAGCGAACTAAGGTTACCACCAAGTCGGTTAAAGTACAACCGTAAAATGTTGTTAAATTGCTCTTGGTACCGGGAATCGTACTCTTTTGGCGCAAGGGGCAGATTAGGCGATACGGGATTTTCAAGAAAACTCATCTACGTCCATCCGGCCTAATATCGATACGTGGTGCACCAAGCTGCCAAGTTGTACCCAAGCCATCAGAAGCAATCTTCATGATCATCTGCCGACCACGAATACGAGTATACACAATGTTGGTGAACTGCTCAATGGTAACCGTCGATGTACGCGCAACTGCTTTGGAAGCCTCAGTGTTAAACCCAGACCCCGAACCATTCATGCCGTACATCGTCATCGTGACTTGGGGCGTACCCGCAGTCGATCCTTGGAACGTCAAATCCGGCACCATGCGCCATACAAACCCAAACTTTTCACCGTCTTCAATATCAAACTCTGCGGATTCAATGTAGGCTTCGATAGGTGCAGGGGTAGCTGTCTGATTGTCATCAACCCCGACTTCATGGTTCACAAGGTTTGGTGTATAAGTAGCAGCAACAGGGTAAGCTCTTAGCCCGGAATCAATCCACGCGGTTCTTGCAAGCGTCCCGTAGTACCAAACATCTTCAAGGTAGTTGTAAACTACGTAGGCATTAATTGTACTGGAGTCAGCCGTGCAGTAAAACCACCAGATTTCGCTAAAGCCCTCATTGGTACCCGCAAAAATTTGCTGGTTTTGCGCTAAGTTAATATTTGAAAATATATGTCTGCGAAGATCACAACGAAGAGTTTGTACTCGCCCATCATACACGTAAAATTTATCTATGCCCATCCAAAAAATGCGCCCTGAAGCGACCCCTACTGCATTTTGCCCGATGATGGAAGTACTATCCCCAAGAAGTTGGGACGACCATACAACGGGTGGACCTACGTATTGAATTGAGTAGAGCGCAGAATCTGTAAAAACTACAATTTCTTGGCGTGTTTGTAAGGCAGTTACAATTTCTGAACCGTGAGACAAACGCAATGAGCCTGCTTGGTTTAAAGAAGAAGGCACCCAATCCACTACCGATTCCTGATTACTCCATCGCACAAGCATAGGGTCGAGACTGCTTGTGCCGTATTCTGAAGTGCCAAATAATAAAACAAAGCGTGAAGTGTCCGATACAAGTATAAAATTTTGTACGGCTGGAACGTCCACAAGCTCCGAAATGCTATGCACCCCCGACTGTGACCCTGAGGTGTTAATAAGCGATCCTGAAACCGCACCAGATAAATTGGCTGTTACTCCATCGACATTGCGCAAGTAATATGTTGTACCTACTACAAGTCCTGTGGGTAGCGCACCCGTTGTAGCAAGTTTTATCCCGGTACCTTCTGCAAGAACTACCGATAGTGTAATCACACAAGGAGTGGCAATGGTAAGCGTCACTACTCCACCAATCGAATTTACCAATACACCTCTGGTGGTAAGCCCTCCTGTTACATCCCAGTAATATAAGGCCCCACCACGCGGGCCAAACACCAGATCTTCCCCAAAATTATTAGCACTCCAAATACGCAACGCATCGGTAGAAGATACCCCTACGCCCCAAGTACCTAACCCCCAACCCCCTGAACCCCACCCTACAAGCGGCCCTTGAATCGCAGGGCCAATACTAATTTGATACGTAGCAATTACCGCAGAACCGCCCGTAGCCCCTGCTGCAACAACACTTGAAGTCGTTATGGAATAAGTGTTTGATGTAAGGTAAGTTATTTGGAACTCTGCATTAAGCAAAGAAGCGTAAGTTCCTGTAGCCCCACTGAACGTCACAAAGTCACCGTTGATAGCCCCGTGCGTGGTATGGGTCACTACCACCGTGGTGGTTCCATCGCCTGTAAATGGGTTCGCCCCTAAAGTTGCGGTTGAACGTATGGGGGTTACATCAAAGTAAACACCACTTTGCTCAATATAATACTTGAGGTTTGTTCCTAGCCCCATGAGGTTCTCAAACCCCAGCGTGACCCAATTCCAAAGAGCGCGGCACACACCTAAAAAAGTGGCCGAAGAAACGCGCTGCCAGCCGCCAATCTTTTCGGGTGTTCCTTGACGAAACCGCACCTTGTCGGAGACGTACCAACCATTCTCGTTGGTATACCGAGTGTTTTCTTTGTTAACTCCTGGCTTAAGTAATATCTTCTTTAACGCCACGTTTCACCTCGTCACACCTTTGGTCTTTTCAAACGTCCGCAGACCTCCGATGCCAAGCAGTCCTGACACAACTACCCATAGAAACTCAAGGTCGATTTCAGGCGGGGTCGGCCATCCCCTGATCGTGGCATACCAAGTCAACAATGGCTTAATGATTCCAACATAGGCAAAAGCTGTTCCCCCCACCCATCCGAAATACGGCCTCCATCCGGCTACCCAGACGCTTGCGTGTTGCGCCTCCCTGGCGTTGATCTCCAACT